CTCCAAAGTAGTGTAAGACACTAAGATCATCTTAATAGATGTTGTGTTTTGTGTCTATGCTTTTTCTTGCGCGCCATAAGAAATTTATGTTGACCGTCTATATGCGATTATGTATATATCAAGACATATTACTAATAGGTCTCTGGAGGTTTATGGCTATAACTCACATGACAATTACGAAGTTCTCAGATGACAACTTTGATTTTTATTATCACAAGCCTATTGGCGATACATCAAACGATGTAAACGAACAACGTGTCGAGATCGTTCGGTTTGTTGATCAAGCTGTTGATGTGATCTTGAGATGTTTAAATAAGATGACCATATTCCCAAGTCTAAATGATGTTGTTGGCGAACGAGTTTTATTTGAATGCGGGAAAGATTTAAAACCTGTGGAGAAATAATATAACTATGATTAGTAATGATTACGAAAAAGATTATGAGTATGGATTTTCATTATGAGAGAAGAAGTTCAATAAGATAGGTGCGATTCTAAGTGATGATCACGTTATAAATTTACGTACAGAAAAGCCATTTAGTACATTTGGAAAACAAACTATATTCAGAAGATTTGAAAAATTATCGCCTATTTTAGATGCAGAACTAGGAAGTAATGAAACAACAAATCTTAGAAATTCACAGTATGAATTTAACAAAATAAATTACGATCAACTTAAAGAGAGAGAACAAATGTTTAACGAAGATGAATTGAAGTTTATAAAAGAGACCGCAGAGAAAGATTTAAAATCATTAGATCAAAGAGTTGAAGTAACAGTAAACGAGATGGCTAGATTGGGTAAAAATCTTAGCGATATCAAGCTTGTACAATCTAGACTGCAATCTATTTTGCAATCTATTATTGACGACGAAACAAAAAAACCAACGTATAATTTTGCTACGACATCTAGGTGCTGCTAATGTATAAATACAGTAAATACTTGTTGGATCTTGAGAAGGCGTCAAGGTATCACGATCACGTACATCGCGTGAGACAGTTTCGCGAAGATATAGAAGTTTTAGATCCAAAGCGAATTATAAACCGAGTGATCTATGGTCCGGATTATGATTCAAAAACGGTTGGATTTAATTTCTATCACCCTGAGAACGGTTGGATCTATAGTTAAATATAAAAAGCAACAATGGCAGAGTGGCTGAATGCAACCGATAGAGTCGGTAGATGAATTCCGGCAGGAGTATCCGAGGGTTCGAATCCCTCTTGTTGCTATTGGAAATAAAATGATTGAAGAATTTGAAGTTGTAAATAATCCAAAGCATTATAAGCGAAATGGCTTGGAGTGTATTAATGTCATAGAAGCATTTGAGCTAGGTTTTAATCTTGGGAATGCCACTAAGTATATCTTACGCGCTGGCCATAAGGGTGATCGAAAAGAAGATCTTAAGAAAGCAATATGGTATTTGAATCGAGAGATAAACAAGGCTTTGTAGTGAACTGTATAGTTCGAATATTGCAAGGTTCTACGTACGGTTGGTTGTATACGTGGGGTTAGGAACAACCATTTTGGGCAATTGGCGTAATGGTAGCGCATCGGTCTCCAAAACCGTCTGGTGTGGGTTCGAGTCCTACGTTGCTCGTTTGGAAAGTTAACTCAGTTGGTAGAGGGGCGATGAGCGCTTACAGGATCTTTCCAGACTGTAGTAAGTGTTTTCATGCAGTGTCGCAGGTTCGAGTCCTGCACTTTCCATTAACAGAAAATCAAAAGGGCTTTAAAGAGTGCCCTGTTTTAACAACAAAAGGAAGTCTATGAAAAAATTAATGTTTGCCCTATTGGCATTCACAGCCTGCCTAGCTGGTCGACCCATCTATGCAGATACTGGGTTCTATTCTGGAGCACATGTAGGTGCAAATTATTTGCATATCGAACAAGCCTCTGGCATTAAAAATGGCTACAAAGGTGGTCTATGCGTGGGTTACAAGTTTGATAACTCTATTCGTGTAGAAGGTGAATTTGCTCATCGAAGAAATGCAGCCAAGGCCACAGGAATATTCACGATGGATACAGTTCTCACAACTGATTCTTTAATGGCTAACGTCTTCTATGATTTTGATTTTGATCCAGAATTGAATTGCCAATGAACTCCATATGTTGGTGTAGGGCTTGGTTTCGGTCATAATAGAAGTGTCGTAGAGACTGAAACAGGCGGTCAGTATAAAAGTACTAATCGTTATGCCTACCAAGTTATGGCAGGTGCTAATTATAAAATTAGTGATAAAACTTATGTTGGTCTAGAGTATAAGTACTTCAGCCCAGAAAAAAGCACACATGATCATGGAATGTCAGCGCACGTAAAGCGATATTTCTAGTCTAGTCGCGGGGTAGAGTAAGGGTAACTCAATAGTCTCATAAGCTATAGCTGTCAGTTCGATTCTGGCCCCCGCTAATTCAGAGTTTCGATTCCATTAGTTTTCAAATCTTAAATAATGTATTCTTAAAAAGAATTTAACTCGTGGGGATCTATGAAGATAATTTTCGTATGTATGAGTTTAGTTTTCATCTCTCTTTGCAGCTATGAAGAAGCAGCTAAAAGAATCGTGATTGAACATAACGAGGCTAAACGAATCTTCAATCAATATGGTTCTTTGCGCGACTGCTCTAGGCTTGCTGGCGTAGAGGAAGGTCTTCACAAAGCTGTTTTAATCTTACAGGAAGCCAACCTTGTGCCTGTTGAAGAACATTTAGAATTATAGGGGTTAATCCTTGTATGGGTCTATTTCGCGATCTAAGGCCATGCAGACGCCTATCGGTTTTAAACGCTCTACCACCTTGACCGTGTTGCGATGCGAGCTTAGAACGGCCTCTATGCGCTTATACACGTGAGGGGATTCATCAACGCCAGCACCACGCAGTTCTACGTCAAATTTCTTAATCCAACTTTGCATGTCTGCTTTACTAACGAGACCTGCGCTAATGATCTCACCCGCCATGCGATTCGTCTTACCTTTAGCTTCTTTACGTCCCATGATCCTTCCAGCGCCGTGAATTGTCGAGTACATAGACTGAACAGACTCCTGTGAATCGATGCCCTCCAAGATGAACGAGTAATCTCCCATTGACCCACCCACGAAACTTTTTGTGCCAGGGAAATTTGGTGTAGCGCCTTTTCGTACGACCCATAGATCTTTATCAAAATGCTTTTCCTTCCAAGCGAAATTGTGGTGATTGTGTACCTCTTCCATAATCTGCGCCTGAAGAATGCGTGCCACTCTTGCGCACACCCAGTCACGGCCCGCGTAAGCATACCTACCAGCCATTTCCATGCACTTGATGTATTGCTCACCAAGGTCTGAGTTTTCATGCAAGACAACTGGCTTTGCGTGTATACCATCTTTTCCCCCAGCCTGTTTTATAAAGTGCGTAGCAATTGAATGGCCAAGCCCGCGACTACCAAAATGTGCGCCAATCCATACGCTCCCAGAATCACTGACAAAAATGTCAACATAATGATTTCCGCTGCCGACAGTACCGAGTTGAGCGCGTGCCTTATCCCTAAGCTTGCTGAGAATATCAATGTTATCCCAATCAGGATTGTCAAAAAGATCATGTTGTATTTCCTCGTTATTTTTTCTTCCAACTCCAAAGCTAATGTGCTTTTGGACTTCATTCATTATTCTAGAGATGTCTTGCCGGACGTAATCAGCATCAGCGTTAACCCTAACAGCCTTATTGCCACAAGCGATATCAAAGCCCACTCCATTCACGCAGATTCTATTCTCATAAGCGATAACACCCCCAATAGGCACACTGTATCCAATATGATGATCAGCCATAAGTGCTCCGCAAAACGCTTCATATTTCATCGCCTCAATTAATTGATTTACAGCTTCCATGTCTGGATTACCCCAAACAGGTATTCCGCTTATTATTTGCATGTGAAAATTCCCGTTCTTCCAAGTTAAAACTCACCATAACACAAATAAATTTCCATGTGCAAACAAAATATTCGTTGCATGGATGTTAGATAAGATGTATACAGGAAATAGATGGCATTCACATAAAACAATCCGGTATAGTCATATGACAATCAAAAAGAATTCGGCTAAATGCTTATATTGCGGAGATGTGTTAATTAGTAGACACCAACATGATTGGGTATGCTGCTCATGCTGAGATAATCCAGATTGTGAAACAGATGATAAAAGGTTGCATGGGATATTCATTGATGGTGGCCACAGCTATTCCAGACATGGTTATTCAGACCCAAAAGAATTTAAAGATTTAACAGAATATTACGAGGAATAAAATGATAGAAGATATTAGTCAAGAACCGCCTTTAACGCTTAAAATGGTGTTTGCAAATGGGTTTTCATTCGCATTATTTGCAGATCAACAAGTTGTAGATGAGATGGTTTCTCATCCAAAATTCATGAAGATGAAAGACGATGGTAATGATGTCTTTGTTTCAATAGAAGATGTATTAGCATTTGAAATTGCCAACTATCGTAAACCCCAAACAGCTCAACCCACAGAGATAACACAAGTCGATGCACAAGATCTACAACCACCCCAAAACTAGTAATTGCGAGAATTGTGGTGCTATAGATGATCTAGAGTTCTTTGAATATGTTCTAGGTGGTATAACTCTATGCCAAG